GCAAGAATGAATTTAGCAAATTTAACTCCTGCGGAAATAACTTTATATAACAGAAAATTAAATAAATATCTTAAAGCATTACAAATAGCTAAACTTGCTACTCATAATGAAGCTTATGAACAAAAGAAAAACGCAAAGAAACAAGTAAAAAATAAAGTTTTAAAGGAGAAGAAAAATGTTAGAAGGGAAAGTAAAAAAAGATTTTAATGATATAGAAAATAATTTAAAGAATTATAGAAAAGGGCAAAAATTTAAAGCGGAATATAAAAGATACAAAGAATTAGAAGCAAAAGGATATGTAGAAGAAGGGAAAGAAGTTACATCAAAAAGAAAATAGGTGATTAAATGGCAAAATCAAAATGGGAACAGGTTAAAGATAAATTAATACTTATAGAAGGATGGGCAAGAGATGGCTTAACAAATAAGGAAATTGCAACAAAGTTGGGAATAGGAGAAACAACCTTTTACAAAATAATAAATGAGCATTCCGAAGTTTCCGAAGTCCTTAAAAAGGGAAAAGAGGTAATTGATTATCAAGTAGAAAATGCACTACTTAAAAATGCACTAGATGGAAATGTAACAGCACAAATATATTGGTTAAATAATAGAAAACCGAAACAGTGGAAAAATAAAAGAGAGAGTAGTGAAAGTAATATAGATGAAATAACAAAAGTAGAACAACTATTAAGTAAAATAAAAGAGGAAGCTAAAAATGATAATAACTAATAAACAGAAAGAATTTATAAAAAATGCCTCCCATAGATATAATTTAAAAATAGGAGCAAGAAGATGTGGTAAGACATATTTAGATATATTATATACAATACCTGCTAGAATACTTGAGGGGAAAGGAAAAGAAGGCTTAAATATAATCTTAGGCGTCTCAAAAGGAACTATAGAAAGAAACGTGTTAAGTCCACTACGACAGATGTATGGACAAAATTTAGTTGGATATATAAATTCTCAAAATGTTACAACACTATTTGGAGAGATAGTATATTGTCTAGGAGCTGAAAAAGTTAGTCAGGTTTCTAAAATACAGGGGACTAGTGTTAAATTTTGTTATGGTGATGAAATTGCTAAATGGTGTAGAGAAGTTTTTACAATGGTACAAGCTTCATTAGATAAGCCTTATAGTCATTTTGATGGAGCACTAAATCCCGAAAGTAGGACACATTGGTTTAAAAAAGACTTTTTAGATAAAATTGAGGAAAAGCAATTAGATGTATATGTTCAATATTATACGATTTTTGATAATAATTTTTTAGCAAAAGAGGTTATTGACAATTTATGTAAAGAATATCAAGGGACAGTATACTATAATAGATATATATTAGGTCAATGGTGTAATGCAGAAGGATTAATATTTGGGCAAATTGCAAATGATTATACAAAATATATTACAAAAGAAATTCAATTAAATTCTATTATAAGTATAGGAATAGATTGGGGAGGCAATAAGTCAAAACATAGTATTACAGCAACAAAAATAAGTAGAAGTTTTAATAAGATACAGTGTTTAAAATCAGATACTATGAAAGCAACAGGAACAAATACAAAACAGGTTTTTAGATGGATAATAAACTTTATAAAGGAGATACAGGATAAATATGGTTCTGTATCTTTTATTTTTGCAGATAGTGCAGAGCAGGTTCTTAATCGTTCACTTGAAGGTGCTTTACAAGAAGAAAATATCAACTTAATTGTACAAGATAGCATAAAGATAGAAATAAAAAACAGAATTGAATTATGGAATAGATTATTAAATTTAGAAAGATTAACTTTTATAGATAAACAAACAGAAACAATAATAGAAGCGTTACAGACAGCTTTATATGATGATAAATCAAAAGATGACAGATGGATAGATGATGGAGAAACGTCAGATATAGATAGTTTAGATAGTTTCAATTATTCATTTGAATTTTGGTTCAATGAAATATCGTATTATTTAGGAAAGGTAGCATAAAATGAATAATGTAGTTTTAAAATATTTAAAAGATAAAGGATATAACACAATATCAACAGATTATTATAATTGGATAAATATGTGTGAGAGTTGGTGGAAAAATGATGTGGATTTCCATAAATATCATGATCAAACTGGAAAAGAAAGAAAACTTTACACACTAGGAATGGCAAAAAGAATAGCAGAAGATTGGTCAAGTATATTGTTTACTGAAAGAGATGAAATAACAACAGAAGCAGAAACAGAAAATCAGATAAAAGCAAATAATGATTATTTGTCAAAACAACTGAAGATGTTAAAAGTGTATAAAGATTTGCCAATAGCGATTGAGAAGGCTATGGCGATAGGAACAGCAGGAGCTATTTTAAGAGTTAAGCATGCTAAAGTTGATAAGCAAGGTACTTTAATAGCAGATAACAGGACTAAATTAGATATTATTTATGTAGGGGCTAGTCAAATAATTCCATTGAGAGTAGAACATGGACAAATTATAGATGTTGCCATTGTAAGTGAAAATAACATAAAAGAAGAGAAAGAATATTATATAGAAATACACAAATTAGAATATAGTCAAAAACTAGAAAAAGAAGTTTATACAATATCTAATACCTATTTAGATGAAAACGGAGAAGATAAGGAAAAAGAAGGCATAGCTAAGAATTATACAATTAATTCTAGTGTGCCTTTATTTAGTATATTAAAACCTGCAATAGCAAATCCGTTGGATACAAGTTATAACAATGTAAATGGTTTAGGTTTTAGTATATATGGAACAGCAATAGACCAGTTAAAAGCATGTGATATTACATACAACAACTTTGTTATGGATTTTTATTTAGGTGGTAAGAAGGTTTTCTATAATAAAAAGATTGTAAACACAAAAACTGTACAGAGGAAAGATAGCAATGGAAATATAATTGAAGAACAAGTTGAGTTATATCCAGACGATATAACAAAACAGCAATGGAAAACTTATGGTGATGAGATGTCGAATTTAAAAGATGATCCAGCAATTAAAGAATATAATCCAGAATTGAGAGTTAATGAAGATAAAGAAGGTATACAATTTGCTTTAAATATGCTTAGTTTTAAATGTGGTTTAGGAACGAAATACTATGAGTTTAATGGTAGTTCAGTAGTAACAGCAACACAATATGTAGGAGATAGACAAGATTTAATAGTAAATGCAAATAAACATCGTAAAAATGTAGATGAATTTATTAGTGGTATATGTAAAGCTATATTGTTATTAGGAAGAATATTATTTAAGGAAAATGTTACAGAAGATTGTATAGTAAAGATAACAGATAAAGATGGATTTATGGTAGATACAGAAACAGCGAAACAAGAATTTAGGCAAGATATAGCACAGGGAATTAGGCAAGTTTGGGAATACAGGGTTAAGTTCTTAGGAGAAGATGAAGCAACAGCAAAAGCAATGATAAAAGATGAAGAAATAGAAAATATAGAAGAATAGAGGTGTTATGAATGATAACGCCTGAATATTTGAATTTAATTGAGTTTAATGATGTTGTAAGTATATACAATAAATTAAATATAGAAATAATTGCAGATATAATTAAAAGAATTTCTCAAATGCAAGATATAACAGAAACAACAAAAAAGCAACTAGAAATATTGAAACAAACAAATGGGACAGAGATATTTAATGAAACATTAGAGAAGACAGCTATGTTAACAAATGAGACAAAAGAAGCTTTAAAATCTTTGTTTAATGATATGGCAAAGGAAGATATACAAGGATATAAAGAATTATATCAATATAAAAATAAACCATTTAAGTTAAGTGACACACAATATAAAATATTAAATCAAGGTTTAAAGGAAACAAATAGAACATTAAAAAATTTTACTAGTACATTAGCATTTCAAAGTAAACAAGCTTATATAGAAACTGTTGATACAGCATATATGAAAACTGTGAGTGGAGCTTTTGATTATGCAACAGCGATAAAAAGTGCATGTCAGGAGTTAGCAAACAAGGGAATAACTTTAAAAGATAAGTTAGGAAGAAATGTACAACTAGAAGTAGTAGTAAGAAGAAATGTTTTAAGTGGAATACAAAAAACAGCAAATAATATAAATAGAGATATAGAAGAACATTTAGGGTGTGATGGTTATGAAGTAACAGCACATATAGGAGCTAGACCAACACACGCAGAAGCACAAGGGAAACAATATGCTATAAATCATAATACAAAGATTAGTAAACAATATCCCTTATGGTCAGATGTTTCAAGTTTATGGGAAGAATACAATTGTAGACATACATATTTTGGCATTATATTAGGAATATCAGAACCAGTATATAAAAAAGAAGAATT